TGCTACAACTGATTTAACATATGCAACTATGCTTTTTAAAACGCTAGAAGATGAAAAGCGTTTTTATGTAGAGCAGATGTATTGGATACCAGAAGAATTACTTGAAAAGCGAGTAAATGAGGACAAAGTACCTTATGATATTTGGTTAAAACGTGGATTTGTGAGAGTGAGTCCAGGAAACAGTATTGACTATAGACTTATTGTTGAATGGTTTGAAGAAATGCAGAATGAAAAAGATATATATTTATTTAAATGTGGCTATGATAGTTGGTCTGCAAAATACTTTGTTCAGGATATGATAAATACTTTTGGCGAGCCAACTATGGAGCCAGTAATACAGGGTAAGAAAACTTTATCTGGTCCGATGAAAGCTTTGGGGGCAGATTTAGAAGCTAAACTTATAAACTATAACAATAATCCTGTACTTAAATGGTGCATGGCAAATGTTAGTGTGGATATGGATAAAAATGGTAATATCCAACCATGTAAATTACAAAACCCAAGACAACGTATAGATGGATTTGCGTCTCTTTTGGATGCATATGTAGTCTATGAACGAAACAAAGAAGATTACATGAATATTATTTAAAAAGGGGGTGAGAAATTGCAGTTTAGAAGTTTATTCAATAAAATTTTTGGCAGGGAAAAACAAGCTAAAGATGTTACGGCACTTAAATTATTAAATGGATATGCTAATGCGTACACTCCTTTTTCTGGAAACTCTTACGATGATTCTACTGTTAGGGATTGCGTAGATACCATAGCAAAACACTTTGGGAAAATGCGACCGAAGCACGTTGTAAAAGAAAATGGGAAGATTATAAAAAACGCAAATGATAGATTAAATTATTTGCTTAGTAATTGCCCCAATGAATTAATGACAACCAGTGAATTTTTAGAAAAGGTAATTGCTCAATATTACACATATAATAATGCATTTATCTATATAAAATGGGATATAGCACTGGAAAATGTAGAAGCTTTATATCCTTTGGATTTTCCAATGCTAGAAATATTAGAGGATAGAGAAAGTAATTTATATGCACGCTTTACTTTTGGCGGTGGTGAGCGTACTGTAGTCCCTTACAATAGTCTGATTCACATTAGACGTCATTTTAATAGAGATGAGCTGTTTGGTGATGATAATTCCAAAATAATGATTGAGGATTTATCAACATTGAAAGCTGCTAAAGCATCTATCGTTAATGCAGTAAAAAGCTTTACATCGCTTAGAGGTTATCTGAAATGGTTAACGACCATGAGACCAAACGACATGAAGAAAACACATGATGATTTTGTTAATACTTATGCAACTAACAATCCTTCAGGAATTGCAAGTATTGATAATAAAGTTGAGTTCCATGAGTTGACCACAAAAGTAACAACGTTTAATAGCCAGCAAATGAGTTATGTTAGAGATAACATATATAAACATTTTGGTTTGAATGAAAATATAATAATGGGCAAATATACAGAAGATGAGTATATAGCCTTTTATGAATCTGTCATAGAACCTGTAGCTGTTAAATTAGCTCAAGAAATGACAGATAAGATGTTTACAAGGCGAGAACGTGCATTTGGAAATGAAATCATCTTGGAAAGTAATAGATTAAACTTCATGTCTGTGGCTTCTAAAATTAAAGTTTGTGAAACACTTATCCCTACTGGCGGTATGACAATCAATGAAATAAGAGCAATCTTTGGTTATGCTGGTATAGAAGGCGGTGATGAACGTCTTATCAGCTTGAATTTTGTAAAAGCTAAAGACCAAAGTTTATATCAAACTGGAACAGATGATAATTCATTGAAAGGTGGTGAAGATGATGGGGAAAATGGAAACAAGAATGGCACTCCTGGAGCCAGCCAGTGAAAATGAAGAAAATAAGCAACTTGTAGAAGGGTATGCAGCAGTTTTTAATCAAAGGACATTGATATGGGAAAGCGAGTGGAGCGGTTGGAAGTATATGGAAGTAATAGACCGCAATGCTTTTACTGGTGCAGATATGAGTGATACTGTATTTAAGTATAATCATGGTGATGTGGCCATGATACTTGCTAGAGCAAGTAATAATACTCTTACCATGAGTACGGATGATAAGGGCCTTAGAATTAGTGCAGATATTATCGACACTAATAATGGTACAGATGTGTATAAGCTTATAAAACGTGGAGACCTTAATAAAATGAGCTTCGCATTTACTGTAAAAAATGAACGTACGGAATCTGATAGAGAAAATAAGATTTATACACGTACAATAACCGCTTTTGATAAAATTTATGATGTGGCGGTTGTCGATTTTCCAGCGTATGATGGAACATCTATACAGGCACGAAGTAAAGAGTATTTTGTGAACCTAGAAAAAGATTTACAAGAAGAAAAAAGAAGAAAAAAATTATATTTAATGACTTATTTGTAATGCACGGTTAGACGTGCTTTTTTTATGCGAAGGAGAAAGAATATGAACAAAAGATTAGAAGAAATTTTGCAAAGAAAAGAAGAAATTCGTTCTTTATTAAATGATGAGGGCAACAAAAACATCAATTTTGATGAGATTGAAAAAGAACTTCGAGAACTTGACGAAGAAGAAAAAGAAATTCGCAGACGTCAAACAATTATTGATGGTATAGGTACAATGACAACTAGAACAGCAGGTCAACCAGCTAAAAAAACAAATGTTTTTGATAGTGAAGAATATAGACAAGCGTTTATGAATTATGTTTGTCGTGGTGAAAAAATTCCTCAAGAATTTAGAAGTGATGAAGTAACTGCTACAACAGATATTGGTGCATTGGTGCCATCTGTTACACTCAATAAAATTATCGAAAAACTTGAAGCATACGGTATGATTTTGCCACTTGTAACACGTACAGCTTATAAAACAGGTCTTTCTATTCCAACTTCTAACGTAAAACCAGAAGCTACATGGGTAGCAGAAGGTGCAGGCAGTGATAAACAGAAAAAGACTTTATCTGGTACTATTACTTTTAGTCATTTCAAATTGCGTTGTGCTGTAGCTGTTACTTTAGAAATAGAAAATATGGCATATAGTGCGTTTGAAACAACACTTGTTAATAATGTAGTAGAAGCAATGGCAAAAGCATTAGAAAAAGCGATTATTTCTGGTACAGGTGTTGGACAACCAACAGGTATTCTAAAAGAAGATGCCAAAGGCACAAAAATAGAGGTAAGCAAAATTGACTATAAAACTTTGGTAAACGCTGAAGCTGAACTCCCTATGGAGTATGAATCAGGTGCAGTTTGGTGTATGACTAAAAAAACATTCGGGGCATTTATTGGCATGACAGATACAAACGGTCAACCTATTGCACGTGTTAACTATGGATTTGCTGGAAAAGCGGAACGTAGTTTATTAGGTAGAACTGTGGTGCTTACAAATTATTTAGATAATTATTCCGATACTTTAGAAGCTAATAAGGTTTTTGCTTTCCTTTACAATTTTAGTGATTACACATTAAATACTAATTTCCAAGTCGGCATGAAAACTTATGAGGATAATGATACAGATGATATTATCCGTAAAAGTATTATGGTATGTGATGGTAAACCTATTATCTATGATAGCCTTGTTAAATTGGTAAAAGCGGGAGAGTAATAGCCCCACACCTGCAATAGTAGGTAAGGCAATAGTGGGGCAAACAATAGTAGGAAAAGAAAGTTAAATAAAAGTGAGGTAAATAATTATGTATACAAAAACTAATTGGGTAGATAATGAAACTCCAGTAAATGCTGAAAATATGAATAAAATTGAAACTGCACTTGAAACACATGACACAGCCCTTGAAGGTAAACTTGAAAAGCCGAAAGCAGACGGCACGCAGGGACAGATTTTATCTCTCGGCGCAGACGGGAATTTAACTTATATTGATAAACCGGCAGACGGTACACCGGGAGATAAAGGCGATAAGGGTGATGACGGCATAGCGGCAGAAATTACATCCGTTACGGCGACGGTCGACGCTAATACAGGAACACCGGAGGTAACCGTAACACCGGGCGGCACAGCGCAGGCACGCACATTCGCCTTTGCCTTTAAAAATCTTAAAGGTGAGAAAGGTGATAAGGGCGATGCAGGCAACCCGGGCACAAATGGGACAGATGGTACAGCGGCAACTATTACAGAAGCAACAGCAACAATTGATGCCAATACAGGTACACCAGAAGTAACTGTTACTCTTGGTGGAACAGAACAGGCACGTACATTTGCATTTGCTTTTAAAAATTTAAAAGGTGCAAAAGGTGATAAAGGCGACACAGGTGATAGTGGATTAACAAAACAGGCAGCTATTGCAGACGCGACAGGTGGCGATGAAAAAGATAAAATAAATGCTATTTTAGCGGCATTACGTAGTGCAGGGGTAATTGCTACAGAATAAAAGGAGTGAAAAAAAGCATGGCTGTTACACTTGAGCAAGCAAAGGAATATCTGCGCATTGATGAAGATTTGACCGAAGATGATGAGCTTATAGGCGGTTTAATCGAAGCTGCTACTGATTATCTAGAGCAGACTACCGGCAAAGAGTATAGTGATGACAGCCAGCTTTTTGTTCTGGCTGTTAAAATGCTAGTGGCGCACTGGTATGAAAACAGAAGCGTTTTTTCTACCAAAACCAATGTTAATAATCTACCGCACTCTATCGAAGCCATAATTACACATATTTCTCTAGCACAGCATTATAAACCGTTAGGAAGTGAAACATCTTGATTAATATTGAAGAAATTGGAACACTAGATAAGCGCATAACGATTTTAAAATATGAAGATGTTGAAACGCAGTATAATCTGACGCAGAAAAAATTAATACCGTTTTTAAAAGTATGGGCAAAAATTGAGCCACTTAGAGGTAGAGCTTATTATGAACAATATAAAGAAAAAACGGAAGATTTAAGTAAAATAACTATTCGCTATCGAAAAAATATAGATAATTCTATGTTAGTTAAATATAGAAATAATCTATATGAAATAAAAAATGTCA